CTTATCTTTACCGGAATAAATTCTATGCATATCGAGCTCGTCCTGGCCATATGATTTAAAATCACCATACATTTGTTCTACCAATCCCGTTGTAGGAACAATAACCAATACTCGTCCAGCGTGTGGATACCTCACGCTATTTGCTAAAATTTGCAACCAATACCTAACCAGTACATAAATGATTAAAGATTTACCGGAACCCGTTGGTGAAATTAAAATACCTCTTTTTCGTTTCAAGGCCTCCATAATACCTATGAACTGATATTCTCTAATCTTAAATGGTAGTTTTAATCCTTCTACAAAATCAATAAGATTTTTACCTTTTATATCACTACGTTCATATGGTAAACCATATTTTGTTTTAATCTGTTCAATTTCATATTTGTGATCATTACAAAAGGCAACAAGGTGCTGAATTAATCCAGCTGGTAAAAATCCACTATTAGCATCAAATAATCTAATTTTACCATCCCATACTTTGCGCTTAAAAGCTGGCATATATCTGGCACCAGGAACCTCAAAGGTAAAAAATTCTCTGACTTCTGCCGCTACTCCATGATCACACTCTAGATGTAAATTAGCGTGATTTAACTTCCTGATTCGAATTGTTTCCAACGGATCATATTTCCTATAGTTTGATGTCGCCAATTTAAATTACTTACTATTTCAGTTAACGTATCCATTATTGTTTTCCAATATTGAAGTAGTTCCTCTGATTTTTGTATTTCAGGATCTGAGTCATAATAGTATTCCATATCACCTTTTAAAACTTTTAATCCATTAAAGGGATCCGGATCCCATCCTTTTTCAAGTATTTCTTCATGGCTCATTTTACCATTGTACCATAACCATTTTTCTTTTAATAGTGTTTTTTGTTTAAATTCACATTTTCTGTGCTGTATTTTTGCCTGCGATAAGAGGCTTAAATATTTAGAATGTAATACGGGAGTTTTGCGAGAGGTCTCATCCAAGTGAACATTATCTATTTTGCAGTCCTCTGCCCATTCTTCTAATATACGATCAAGTTCTTTCATAATATATCCTTTTCAATACTTATTATATATCACCTTTTTATTAACGTACTCTAGAAACAGAGCCATTTTCTTTTGCTAGGAATGCCTCAAATGAAACATCAGGGTAATCCTTTTGTAATGATAAAAACATTTTTAAATTAGATATAGCATCATCAAACAATCTTATTCTTTTATATATTTTCTGATCCAAATATTTTTTAAGGATTACCTTTTTATTATCAGCGGCCGGCCCACCACCAAGGTTACCAGCACGTTCAATATAAATTTTATCTATATCAATTCCTTGCTTTCTAAATGTGTCTAGAAATATTTTCTTATTGTCAAAGTTTGGTCTTGCAGTTATAATAATAACTTTTGATCCTGCTCTAGTGGCATTTTTTAAAATTGCTTTAACTTTGTTAATCATTCTTGCGATTGGCGTGGACGTCCTGTTAAATACCTCGGCGTTTTTGAATTCGCCGAAGTCGTAATCTTCGCCAGGTTTTTTCTTATACGCGTTAAATTCCTGATTATCCAATTTTTTGATGACTTTACCATTTTTTACCACATGCACCTTTGCTTTAGTTATGAACATAGTTTCATCTATGTCAAATATAGTTAAACCTTTACCGGTCGCCTCTTCTAAATATTTTTTAAAATTAATCATTACTTATTACTTTATTAAATAAATTCAAAATATGTAAATCTGAAAGCCACAACAAAAGTTACAAATTCAGTACCAGTAGCTGTAGATTCAAAATTAACATCACCTAATGATACAGGCACACATTCGTGATATTTAACTTGTTTTACTTGAGTATTTTGACTAGATAAAATTGAAAGTGTGATATCGGAATATGTTGGTGCTGTTGTAGAATTTCTATCCAGGGCCCTCACATCAACATTATCAACAACCCTTCTAATCCAAGAATACATTTCATTATATGCGGTCATATTCTCGTCTAAAATAATAGTTGCATTTAACTCGTTAAAGGTTAATGAATTACCAACAAATGGCACACCAGCAATTTTTCTAAACGGAACCTCTACTGGATTGATAATCATTCCAGGATGCGTAAAGTTTTGACAGAAATATTCCAGATTTGGATAATTTTTTCTGTCAATTACCAATTTATATGAGGTAGGTTGTAAATAATTTAAATTGGTTGTTAAATTTGCCATTTATATACTCCTATCATACTATTTATAACAAAAAAAGGAGGGCCGAAGCCCTCCTTAAAGTGTAATTAACTTTTTACTATTATGATGATGTTAACATACCATCTACTCTGAAGATTCTGTAGTACTGGTTAGTTCTTGCAGTAGCAAGACCGTTAGCTGGTGAAGCACCAACAAATGGGTTTGAAGCCATTCCGTAACGAGTTTTAAAACCAATCTTCGGTTGGAAAGTATCCTCTCCTACTGCTCTTACCATTGTTAATGGTACGTATGGGCAATAGAATAGACCTGCGTCATATGGGTTAGTACCCTTATAACCAACGTTAATGTAATCACCGGAAGCATACGGGTCAATGTAGACCTTTGTGCGACCATTAAGTACACCAGTAAATGTATTACCTGTGTCATCAACATTTAAATTAGCTGACATTGCAGGTGAGTAGTCTAACATACCGGAAGCAGAAAGTGCAGAAGCTACATCTGATGAACAGATGATAAAGTTACCTTTACCTCTACGTGTTTGCTTAGCAATGATGTTTGCTTCTCTTTCAAGTTGAACAATAAGTCCTTTGAACTTCTCAACAGACCATCTGCCATCTGCATCTGTGTTAAGGTTAAACACACCATTTAGAGCAGTATTAGCTTGACGTGCACCAATAATTGCCTGAGAGTTAATAGTTCTGATAACTTCTCTATTGATTTCAGCTAAGATTTCTGTTGACAAAATATTAGCTAGTTCTGTTTCAGCATCTAGACCATGAATGGCTTTAAGATCCTGAGCAAGTTCTAAAGTATATTCTGCTTTTAGAGCTCTTGACTTTGCAGTCACAGTGGCTTTTTCAATAGTGAAACCCATTTCTGCAAATGCTTCACCACCAGATACACCCAATGCCTCAGCTTCAGCTGTTGTATATGCATCACCAGTTACTGGGACATATAAATCACCTGAGTCAGTGATTGAATTATCAGCAACGGATCCGCCACCTGCATCAACAGCACCAACAAGACCAGAGGCACCTCTAGTACCGTTACCAGTAGCAGCAGAATCACCTGAATAGTTAACATTAGCTTCATTAAAGAGAGCTTCTGAACCAACATCTTGACCAGCTTTTGCTGATTGATATGTTGATTTCATAGCAAAGATAAGACCAGTAGGTCCAGTCATAGGCTGAACACCACAAATATCATATGCCATTAGGTTAGGCATTGCACGTCTTACAAGTGCAATTAATACAGGATTCCAGTTATTACTAACACCGGAAGTGACTGTAGCAGTATCGTTATTTTCACCAAGCATCATGCCTTCTTCTCTAAGGGCAACTTCCTGGTTTTCTAAAACAGCAGCAGTTACTGCTCTTCTATGATTATCGCTGATGGAACCTGCAGATTCTTCATTAAGAACTGGAGACCACTTTTCAACGAGTCTGTCGTATGAAATTGTATTTTGCATCATTTACTCCTATTTGTTTTGACGCTTGATGGCTGTGAGGTAGGCACCCATTGAACCAGTAGTTTCGACAATGTTGTCATCTTCTTCTACTTCATCAATGTTTGTGGAACCATTTACGGCCTTTTTGCTAAAATATGACTCTCTTACAGTTACAACTTTTTCGATGAATGTGTCATCATCGTCATAGTCAATATCTGCAACGAGCTTTGTTAACTTTTCACTTTGAGTATCGGTAAGATCATTAGAAGCTTCAAGAATAATTCTTTCACGCTTTAATAGTTCCAATTCCTCTGCCATTTCAATAGATTTACCAGTTGATTCATTGAGTTTTTCCTCAAGCTCTTCAACTGTTTCAGATAGTTCATCAACTAGGTCAACCTTAGACTCTGGAACTTCAATATATGACTCTGTAAATAAATCTTTAAGATTATTCATAAAGCCTTCAGCAATTTCGGTTCTAAGTCCGGTTTGGACAGCGATTTTATTTTCTTCCATCCAATTTTCGACAACGTAGTTAAGATACGAATCAACCTTTTCAACAAGATCTTCCTTAGTGGTTTTAATCTCTTCGGAAAGTTCTTCTTCGTACTTAGCTTCAAGACGATCAATTTCCTCTGAAAGTTTAGATGTAATAGCAGCTTCAAAAATTGTCTCTGCCTTACCTTTAAACTCATCAGAAAGTGTTGCCTCTGATTCTACGAGAGCATTAAGATCTTGAGAGAAATCTGCTTGATAATCAATTTCTTGCTTTTCAGCAATTGGTTGACCATCAAAATCTTCCTCAGAAGTGCTATTGTAGTGATACATAGCATTTAATGCTTTTCGATCCATTTTTTGCATTTTACCAACAACTGCTGCCATTAACGCGGCTTTAGTTTTTGGTGCTGGATCCTTCTTGGTATTATTTTTTGCAGTTGCGCCAGGCGATGTAGGCAACGGTGCTGTACCAGTTGCGTCACCTGCTTTATCAACGGATGCTACAGACTGTGCCTCTGCATTTTTAGGATCGTGACCTTGAGCTTCCATGATTTCGTCCTCATCATGAAGTTCAACATCCTGATCTTCTACTTGATTTTCATCAGTCATTATTGACTCCTTTGTCATTTAGTTTTGAGTAACGAGAGGAAATTCTTAAACTCACGAACCTGTGTCTCATAGAGATCTTTTCGCGGAGCAGTTTTAATTTCAGTCTCCATTTTTTCAATAGTTCTAGCTTCAATAATGCCGTTATTCCATATCCATTCTACACCTTCCATAATCCCATTAACAAATGCTCCAGGTGCGGAT